CATAGTCGGCAGAGTGTTTCAGCAGCCGCTGCAATGCTTCTTCCTCGGAAGTTGCTTTTGTAACTCCGCGATAGGAGCCACCGGACCCCAAAACATCAGGCTCATACCAGCCTGTCTCGTAGTATGTAGTCTGTTCTGTTGCTTCATCCAGAACGACCTTCCCCGGCTCGCCATAATCACCCGTATAGTTGCTGAGGATGATGTTAGCGGCACGGTCGTTTCCCTGTTCTTCATAGGCTTTGGCGATAAAATCAACATAGGTTTTGAACTTCTGCTCGTCGCCATCACGGTGTGCAGCAATGAGCTTTCCAAGCGTTACAGCGTTGATTTGATTCACAATAATTCCCTCCGTTTCCTATCTATATTATACCAAATCTATAACACTTTTTTGTAGCTTATGAGGCAATTGTTTGCGAAAAGTTCACATTCTCACGAACTATTTTGTGGCTGGTCATAGTTGCCTGTTTTTGGATTATAGAATGGTCCTTTGTGGCTTTGGTATTCCCATATATGGTTTTTCATTGTTTTGCTTGTAAACATTTGCTGAACATTTACACATGCGCCGATGCCATAGTGAATTTTGCCGTCGTTCCAATCTTTGTCGTTTCTTGCCGTACGGAATATAGGCTTTTTTTCAGTGTTTTCTGAACAAGCGCTAATTATAGTATAGTAGGATGCATATGTTCTTTCAAAAATATAAAATTTTTTGTTGCCAGTAAAATAGTAAAAGATGTAGTGCGCATCTCGAAATGCCCAACCTTCTGTTTGCGTTATACTTTTTGGACCGCCAGGGCGCTCTGGAATAAGCTGCCCCTCTTCAGTTAAAGCAAAACCAGCAACAAGAATTTCAACAAATATATTCCCTGTCTTATGTCCATAAGTGTCTGTTTTTACTTCCAAAGAAATTACAGTTCCATCAGTTTTATGAATAAGAAAATCGACATCTTCGTCTTGATACTTTTTGATATGGCGGACATCTTCAAAAGATGAAAAACCCCATTTTTGTTGTGAGCAACACCATGTAAGAAAGTTAATACAGACAGATTCTCCTATTTCCCCAACAGCAAGCTGATTTTTCATTTTATAGGGTTGATAATTATTCCCCTGCATAATATCACCCCTTCCTGCGCCGTTCGTGATAGGCTTTGAGACGTTCACTTTGCGCCTTGGCCGCGCATGCTGGACATCCGGTATGATTGTCACCGCTGCCGCAGGCAAACGCAATAACGGGACACCACTCCCCTTTTTTGCCGTATCCACAGTTTTTGCATACGAGAAAGACATGTTTCCCGCTGCCGGAAGAGACTTCATCCGGGCTGATTTTATTGAGCGTCGGATGCCACTGCTCTGCAATTTCTGGATGTACGGTGGCAACATCATTCTTACCCTTAACTACGATTTTGCCAGAGCAGACCGGGCAGCCACCCTTGGTACGACAAGCCGAAGCGACAGTCGGTTGCCATTCTCCATCGCTGCCATAACCGCACACAGGGCAGATAAGCGCTGCACGCTGATTGCTTCCGGCGGTAATATCTGAAGGAGTAAAGCTATTTGCAGTAGGATGCCACATAGCTGCGACTTCCGGGTACTCCTCTGCTACAGTTCCGCGCTTCATGCGGATACGGGGCTCAAAATCACGCATGGCTCTCCTCCTGCTCTTCATTGACAATTTGATTGACGAGATAATCCGTGCAAGCCTTCGTCACATTGCTCGCTGTATAGAAGCTTTCGATGGTTTCGAGTACATCGCATACGGTGTGCTCGGTGGTGGGGTATCCCGTCGATACAAGGAACATCTTTGCTAAAGTGGTGGCATCGTTCTTGTCAAGGTTCCGTACGCGGTGAAGAAAACTGAACCGGCGGAACAATGCTGCATCCAACTGGTCAGAACGGTTGGTCGTGCCAATGAGAATGACATCGTTCGGGAGACGGTCAAGCTCCTGCATCAGAGCAATGGTTACGCGGCTCATCTCGGCAACATCATCTTTTCCGCCACGGCTCATGCCGATAGCATCAATCTCGTCAAGGCAGAGCACGCAAGGAGAACGCCGAGCATAGTCAAATACATGCCCGATGTTTTGCTGCGTTTTCCCAAGAGCAGAACTGATAAGTCCGGAGAATTTAAGATATACGAAAGGCAAGTCTGCTTTGTATGCAATATATCGTGCCAGTTCGGTCTTCCCGGTCCCCGGTTCGCCCTGCAGAAGCAAGGAACATGTGTAGTGAATGCCAAGTTCTTTAAGTCGGAGAGAGGCTTTCCTCGTCTTCAGTAGACGTTCTATTACAGCTTTTTCCGAATCACGGAGCAAATACCGATTTTCCGGGAAATTCGTGACATCTTCTGCCACAAGTAACCCTTGCATGTTATAAGGAAGTTCGATAAGCTCCGGCGCTTTTGCCGAGAGCTGAGAAAGACAGCGGGTCTTGAACTGCTCGTCTTTTGCCGTCGTGATACCCTCAAGGATAATTTTTGCCTGCTGCTGGGCTTTACGAATATCTCCTTCTACTACATAGCGAAGAAGTGTACGGTCTTTATCGTTCATGTTATTCCCTCAAAAATAAAAGACCTGCCGCAATATTCGCAGCAGGTCCTGTGTTGTTATTCGAATTTGTGTGGGTATTATTTGTTAGAGAAAAAGCTGTCTTCCAATGCTCTGGCGGATGCCCCTTCATCTAGTCCTTCAATAGCGGCGTTGCTTTGATAGCGGAGGGATTCGAACACATAGTTTGTGTCGCCCCGCTTGCGTGCAAAGATACCGCGCTTGGCGTATACTGTTCCGGGAGCCATATCAAGCTCTTCACTTGTCACGAGCTTAATCATTTGTGACTGTCCGTTTTGGTCACGAACAGACAGGTTCACATCTGCGTTTCCGTCACAAGGATAATCTTCGGGAAGCTCTACTTCGTAATCCACTACTATAAGCTCGGCATCATCAATGCCGTCTTCCAGCTTGGTAGTTTCATCTTCGCCAAATTTCACAGTAGCGTAGGTGTTGTTGTAAGCGATGACATTTTCGATGTAGTCCTCGTTTTCGCTTTCCGTTGTGACTTTTGTGATGCGCAGCTTGACATCGTGCCACTTGCCGTCTGTGAAGGAACCGTTTGAAGCCTCTCCCCAATCCCCGAAAGCATACGGCGTGATATGCTCTGCTTCTAGCCAGTTTGTGAATTCTTCTTCCGGGGATTTTTCCAATTCCTTCTCTACGATACTTTTTGCTGAACCGACAGGAACATCTGCAGGAAGCGTGCTAACGGGATAGCAAGCGGTGAGTGCAAAAGTCAGCGCGGCGCACAAAATTAACCGAATTTTCATGGTTTTCGACCCCATTCCATATGCTCAAGAATGCAATAGACAGTCGGGACCTTTAACTGATATTCTTTTGCCAATTCTTTGACTGAGGCACCGGCTTTCCGCTTGGCATAGATTTCCTTGTTGCGTTCCGTAAGGCGGGATGACCGTCGGTTCCGACCCTGCTCCAAGCTGCACAGTCCCGCTTCTTTTGCAACACGGTAGCAGTGAGTTGTGGAGGTTTTGTTCTTCGCTGCAATGTTTGTTACTGACATATTGGCGATATAATCATTCAAGATTTCGGTATCCAGCTTTGTCGCTTTGTTCAGAGCGACAGTACGTTCTTTTATGGCATCTTTGTCAATGGCACGGTAGCAGGTCCGTACGCAGACACCGTACTTCTCTGCCAGGGCAGGCAAAGACACGCCTTTCTCATAATCTGCTGCAATTGCGTTCAGGCGCTGGATTTTCTCAAGCCTCGTCATGGTTGCTCGCTCCTTTTTTGCGTCCTCGGCCACGGTAGATTCCGGCTTTGTGGATAAGAGCAAAGCCGTGAGAAGAACAGTAGCCAAACTCTTCACAAATGCTCATAACTGAGCGATTCGGGTCAGCTTTTACAGCTTCGATAAATGTTTGCTGCCGTGCTTCACGAGCCAATTGAGTGGCGTTCGGTCTTTTGGCATCACGTTGTCGCAGATAGTCTTTGTTGTGCTCAGAAAGAATATGGTATATTGTGGCTCGGTGAACGCTATACTCTTTAGCAAGTTGTTCTGCTGGGACGCCATCGGCATAACGATTGACGATTTCTTCATCACGCTTGGCTTTCCAGTCGCTGTAATTTGCTTGTCTCTCTTTTCGATTTACGCTTTGCATGGTGCGGTAGCATGTGTAGCGAGATACATCATACTTTTTCATTACATCACGAATCCGCATGCCATTGCGCATATCCCGCACGATACTGGCATTACGTTTTGCAACATCTTCTCGATTCATGGGTTCTCCTTTTTTGCCAAAAAGAAAGGAGCAGGCTCCTTACGAACCTGCTCCTTTTGGGGGAGGAATTTATAGCACAAAGCGGCGTTTGACCGCTCCGATGCACTTTTTGGTTTACATTCTTAATTCTATTCAATTCGCACAAATGTGCAACACTAAATGGCAAAAAATATTAAGTCCATTGCATATAAGGAACATTGGCGAGCATTGCGACACATGCTTCAAAGTTGTTTTCGATATATTTTGCAATTACATCAAGTCTCTGCGCAAGAGGTAAGTCTGCAAAAGTAAGCCCTGTTCCCTGTTTGCATGTTTCTTCGGCACTTGTGTAGATTACATTTACAAAAGCGGCAAGGCTGAGAAGAATCTCCTCGTCCTTTCCTTCTTGAGTAAAGAAGAAGTAGTAGGTTGAATGCCCATCTGAAACACCAATACGGCAGCTATAACTGCCAAAACTAGCGAGGTCTCCAAAAAGGCTGCAGGCGATGTGACCAAGCTTTCCGTCGATGGGCAATGTATTCCATGATTTACAGTGCATATCGGGCTCAAAATCTTCTTTTCCGCCGTTATACTCCCATTCCACAAATTCTCTGACACTGAAATTGTCCCCATAGGGAGCGATAATTCTGATTTGCGACAACCTTTCCTTCACCTCACTTTTTATTTGCATCCTATATTTTACGCAATTCGCAACAAAATGCAATTATTGCTGCATGTCGTAATCTGTTGCATCGTATACTCGACAACAAGTGCCTGAACTGGCACCTCCGCCTTTTTCCAATTATACATCCGGTCGCAATTTTTGGCAAAAGAAAAAGGAGCCACCCGAAGGCGGCTCCAGTAAGATGAGATTTATTTTGCGTTGGGGACATCCGTGTACCGGGCGTAAGGAACAGTGAAGCTAAGCAAGGTCGTCCAGTCTTCGAGGTGTTCCTCCACATAATAGGCGGCGGCATTGATGCGTTCTTCCGGCAGAAGGTCTGCAAACGGAACGCCATCGTTGCCTGTGTCATAGTCGGTCGAAATGTAAAAGTAAATATCCTTGAAATTACGCCACATATTCTTGTCCGGAAGAATGGCTTTTTGGCTGTTGATGTTGTCGCTCAGCCAAAATTCACGCTCATATTCCTGCGTTTTAACGATGAAATCTCTAGGGGTGTTCTTTTTGTTCCCAATAGAAAGAAAAGACAAGAACGTTGTGGCATACACATACAGCCGCTGTTCTTCCGTCAACTGGTCCATCGGGATTCCCGGCGCGGACACATTGCGTTGATAAGCAAGGCACCAAACGTTCCCGGTATTTGAGTCGTATCCCGAAGTTTTGGCTTCTGTGTACAGGAGAGTAAGAAACTCCTTGATGTTCATCGTTTTGCCAAACAATGTGATTTTAGGTGAAAGCGTATCCATGATGAATTAACGCTCCTTTATTAAACAACATTCGTGCCAATCTTTTCGGCAATGATTTCAGCCATGCGCTTCGCATCGCTTTCCTCAGTCTTAGAACAAACCTCGAAAAATTGGTAACCGTAGTAGTTTCCATTCTGTTCTTGCCCGCTGCCGCACTGATGAAACCAGCTAAAGCTCTTGTCATGGCTCTGCATCTCATCGTACATGGCGCGGACAAATGCGGTGGCATCTGCCTCCCAAAACGGTCGCTCTTTATTGAACTCAATGCCCCATCCGTGACAGCTATCCGGCTGATGGATGAAGACGGGTGAAATGGTATTCATGATGGTTCTCCCTTTTTTAGGTTTCGGTATTCGGAACCACAGGCAGCCACTGCTGCGGATAAGCACGAAGACGGTTACTCGGCACGCAGTCATTCAGAGCAGAGTTCTCAGCAAGCGCCATATCAATGATGTAGTAATCATTGCCGTTGCGCATTACATCGACACTCCACTGCCCTGTCAACTCAATGCGAGGAATAACCTTCTTCAGCTCAGCCAGAATAGTTTGAATGCTTTCGTGGTAACGCTGGTTCAGAATGTCTTCATGCATCTTGTAGACAACATAATCATGGCGTTTCTGTGGGCTGCTGACTTCTTTGAATTCGTTCTTCATAACATCGCTGCGCCAATAAGGACTTGCGCCAAGAATTTCCTTTGTATCAAAATCCACAAACACGCGATATTCAGTGTGCAGCGGCAAACCGTTGTAAATGGTAGGATTGTTCTCTTTATCCTTGATATACTCTCTGACGACCCACTCATTTGTAGTATTAGCGCCATAGCAGCAACGACTGTTTAGGGAGCCTGCCATCAAGCATGTCAGATGATTCAAAAACAAGAAATACTCGCCCATCTCATTGATTCCCTTCGGGTTATGGATATGAGCGTTGCGGAATTCGTATTTGGAAGAATACGTGCCCGTTTTGATAAAATAGTCTTCGTATTCATCAAGATGGAAGACTTTCCGACAATAACGGTTTACGATTTCCTTTGTAACGGGATTCAACGTCTCGAAGCCAAGGCGGGTAAGCTGCAGCATGGTGATAGGTACGCGAAGAATTTTCGTGTCCGGAACCTTGAAAAATGTGCTGCCGTACAATCCTTCTACCAGAGGAGGAAACCAGAAGCCCATAGAGTTGGGGTTCATCTCAAGCATCTGATAAGTGAAGTCATCAAGGTCGAGGATGTCAAGACCTTGACGGAACATGTTGTAGTAGAACATTTTTGTGCTGTCGTTCTTTGCATTCTTGTAGCCTGCGTAGTTTTGAAGCAGTTCCTTGTACGACGGCTCAGAAATGTCAATTTTCATCAACTTTCCGGTGAGCTGCGGACGGAGTTCTTCGGGGTAGCGTTTCAACTCCTCGTTTGTAACCTCTGTCATAAAGTCGCGGTTGGCAGAGTATGTCACATAATAGCCACCGCGTTCCGCGTTGTAGATGTACAAACGCGTTTCAAGCACCAGTTCTGTGACGATGCGGTCAATGAGAGAATTGAGTTTCGGTGGGAAGTAGACCCTCTTGTCGAGAATTGCTTTGACTGTAGCTGTATCCCACTGGAGCATATTTTCATGCAGCTCTCCACTTTCAAGAACCTGTGTCTTATAGACCTCATCAAAGGTTTTGAGGGCATCAGGGTCAGTTTTGAGCATTGCTGCAAGTTCCTCATAGGAAAACGGCTTATCTTTCTTATCGGTTAAGATGGCGCTGATTTGTTCAAACATGTCTTTTGTTTCAGCCATTTGCGGCCTCCTTTTTTAAAAAAGCCACCGTTTCTGTAGGAAAACGGTGGCAATGTATAAGTGATATGGTTTAGCTTGCAATGCACAACTCACTGTTGGTAATGTTCTCCAGCCAGTTTTTGTTCATTACATTACCAAAACGATATTTCTTCTGCGACTTGTAGGACCAATCGCAGCCGGAAACGATATCACCGATGGCGTTCAAGTACAGCTCGCCGCTGTAAAAGTCGATACCGCCGGTTTTGTTGAATTCGTATTCGAGCTTGTCTACATAAGGTTCACGTTTCTTATAGACATTTGAATCGAGATTCTTAGCACGTCCTTCGTTCAGTAAATAAGCCCGATGAAAGTCCGTTACCTTATCGTCACGGTTATATTTCAAGCCACTAAGGATACTTTTACTTTCATATGGAATTGCTTCGTGGAAGTTATCACTGCTGATGCAAAGACTGCACATATCGCCATCTTTTTCATCGCAGTAGGTCCACCACTCCAGACTCGCCATAGCAAGGTCAGCCATCTTATCGACGGCTTTTCCGTTAGTGACCATATAAAAGCTTCCAACGGCGATACCGCGCTCTTTGACAGCTTTCAAGGTGTATCGAATTGCCGGTATATTCAGAGAGATTTCCCCACCGGTAAAGGTAAGAGAGCTGATATAAGCTTCCGTCTCAAAGCTGTCGAGAAAAGCATCGATGTACTTCTCCTGAATATCGATGCTTTCGGCATCTCCGCGCAGGCAGTGCGCACAGCACATATTGCATCGGCGCGTAACTTCTATGAATACGCTGTTTGCGGCATAAATACGCATTTTTTCATGCCCTTTCTGTTATTCTTCCTCGCAATCGTCGTAGTCATCCGTAAAACTCTCGTTGCGGTCAACGACAGCATTCACATCCGGCGGAGCGATTTTAGCCAGACCATAGTTCAAGAAGAACGAGCCGGGAATGTCATCGACATCGCCCCAGTTCCAGCAACCACAGTTGATTTCCAGCTGTCGTTTGCCTTCATCCGTCTTGAGATAGTCCTTGACAGCACTGCGCAGGACGCTTTCCGGGTCACGGATTTGCTCCGGATTGTAGCTAAACTGAATCAGCGTGCATTCCGTTGCGGATAAGCCAATGACCTCATTGGCGACGATAGTGAATACTTCCATCGCAAGTTTCCTCCCCTCACGCGTTGACGATACCGCCGTGCTTGGCAAGCACTGCATTCACAGTCTCAACGGGGACATACCCATAGACGGTAAACAGCGGACGGGCTTCATTCTCGGCATACGGCAGAAACTCCTCGACCGTCTCAGACAGATTGCCGAGTTCGACCTTGGAGTAATCGCCGTCCTGCAGGTCCTTACTCGGTCTACAGTAGTGCATACTGCTTGCCTGAATCGACAGGCTGAAGCCGTCTGCACAGACTGCAATCGGCCGGAGCGCAGGGGTGCCGAAGATGGTTTCGGAAAAGGTCTTGCGGAGAAATTCGTTTACATTGTTGATAGCCATAGCGGTATACTTCCTTTCTATCATATGAGATGTTTTTGTCAGATGTACTTTTCCCAGAAGCGCTCGAACTCTTCGTCCGGCATCTGGGCTTCGGTTTCATCCATCACGCGGTCGTAAGTATCGCTGGAAATGTCGGTCCCGACAAAATCAGCAACAGCCTCATGTCCGCGCTTCTGGATGGCATCCTTCAGGATAGCCCAGCGGCATTCATGGATAGCGTCCGTGAGCGATTTGCCGTCGTGCGCTTCCCAATATTCGCCGGTCTGCTGGATTCGGTAGAACTCATCCAATGCGTCGTCGACATCGTTTTCGTCCATGATGTCAGAGACAAAATTGAGCGGGTAAGACTGCCCGTCAATTTCAACATCTGCATGGCTGAACGAGTCATCATCATCGGGGCTTGCGCAGCATTCGACAGCAAAAACTTCATGGGTTTTGCGGTTGGCTTTGCATGGCAGATTGAACATTGCACCGGAATCAAAGCAGGATTCGATGCAGGCATTGACCACATCGCTTACGGGAGACTCTACAGCCTCCTGATACTCCGGCATGTGCCAGATGTCGATGCTTGCCTTGTTGGTATCCTCAATGTTGCGGACCTTCAAGACACGGACACCCTTCTTCTCCATGTGAATGACGGCACGGCACAGGTCCACACGGATTTCGTGCGAATCCATAATGGTGCCACGGTCATCCTTAGGTAGGAAGATTTCGATAACTTTGTTGATGTCAGGGGTTTCGGCAACGAAGTAGACTTTGTCATCGTGAATTTTGAACATTACATTACGCTCCTTCTTGTTCATACAAAAAAGGCGGGCTCCCTAAAAACAGGAAGTCCGCCTTTTAAGCGAAATTATGAAAAATGTACGAGCACAGGTAGTGCCATAGTAGATGTTATCTATCGTACATCTACAATTTTAGTCAGTTCGCACACATTGGCAACTGGTTTTTGAGCAACAAAAAAGAACCACTACCCCCAGCATGGGTAGCGGCTCAAATGGTTTGATGCTAATCGCAGCGTAAATCCTTTCATGTCCAAAGTGGCTGGCTTCCCGCTTCTTTTATGGCATCAGCCTATGAAACCATCCCAATAGCCATTCCAATAGGCTTCGTCTTTTTCAGCGTTTATTCTACTTGCTTTATACAACCGTTGAGACTCTTCATCTGTGAGAGCATCCGGATTGCCCTTTAAAACACGAATTGCACCCCAAACCCATCTGAATCCGTAAGCCAACATCAAAAGATGAACAATAAGATTATAGTTCTTATAGAAACCAAACCAGAATTCAGATGACTCATGATGTTTCATCACATATGTATATACCATATCAGGAGACTTCAAGATGGCGTATCCGACAATCAAACAAATTAACAAACACACGAATTCCTTTTTGTCTCGCTTCTCTTCGTCTTTTTCTTTCCTGCAGACAAAACGAGCAAGAGGCTCAAATGGGTATGTTAAAAATTTCCATAGAGCGATTACTAATACAACAAAAACAGTGACCATAAAATTGTTCTCCTTATATGATGTGCTCAATGAAGTTACTGGCCGGCCCAATCTTACAAATAGCAGCCACCTTTTATTTGAGAATCTACTATCCATGGTATGCCATTCGCAATTTTCTGCAACAAAAAAGAGCCGCTACCCCCAGTATAGGTAGTAACTCAAGTGTTCCTCAGATTTTTAGCGCTTCCGTTACATACGAATCAGCTTCATCTTCAGACACAGAATATGTTTCCATTAGCATTTTTGTTGTCGCTTCTGCATCTTGTCCGATTTTCAGGAGCATTGCTGCGGCTTTGATACGGTCTTCAATGGATACGACAGGCTGAACCTTTCCCTTTTTGCTTCTCATTTTATGCAATCCTCCCCTTTGTCTAAATTTTACCATTTTTGCTGATGAAACGCAAGAAAAATTGCCGCTTGCTCGTAAGCAGGCGGCACTTGGATTGGATAATTATTGGATAAGATTGGCTACGACTTATCATTTATAGGCTCGGACTTTTATTCGAAGATATCGGCCAGCGACATTTTCATGATATTTGCACTGTACGAATATCTGTCCATGTTCCACAAAGAAAGCGTTCCGAAAAAGACTTCCTGCAAAAATGTCATCGGGACGAGGTCATCACCAACGAAAGAACCGCTGTCTTTCAGAAGGCGGTTGATGTCTGCTCTCTTGGTTTCGGGAACCTTGCTGACATTGATGAACAGTTCTTTGGTTTCAGGGTCATAGTGGAAAAAGCTGCTGACCGGAACCTTCACACGGATTACATCCGAAGTTCCATCGCCAATCGCAATGTCGATGGCATTTCTTTTTGGAATATACTCCTTGCAATAAGCCAGCATGCTCCGTGCAATGCGCTGGGACTCATTGTCATCCGGGACAAACGAAGAACGGATGCTTTTGGCAATCCTTGCTGCTGCAATCTTCTTTGGAAGATAAGACCCCTTTTCCGTCTCTTTGTTGACGATTCTGAGATGCTTATCATTCAGCCATTGCACCATCGAGGTGATACAGTTTTCCGGGTCACAGCCATAGTCAATGGCGCACTCATAGTCGTTCATGCGCTCGTATGTACAGGTGCCTTTCAATGCGTTCAGCATACATTCGAAAGATACAGGACTATCCGAATTGGTCAGCGCATCGAAAATGACATACTGCATAGCAAGGCTTTTTACGCCCTCATTGCTTTCGGCGGACTCATCGACATTGAATTCCTCAAAGACCCTTTGCGGAAATTCCCGCCAAAAGCCACACAAGAAGTTATTGCTCCAAAGAATGTTTTGGAGCTCCGGGCAAATTGCCAGAAAAGCCTCTATCGAGGAAGAACCTACCAAAGGCCAGATTTTAGACGAATCGATAATGACGGCAACTCTCTCGAATTCCGCCGCGTTATCGATATACCCAAGCGGACGGTCTTTGCATCCTTTCTGAGTTCCCCACGGATAACCTTGCATATACAATTCAGAGACATTATCTCTGATAGCAACCTTTAGGAATCTGACATACTTGCCATAATCCTGATATGTACCAGAATCAAAGCGTAGCCATTCCTTAACGAAGCCTTCAAGAAAGGTCTTTTTTGGGTTATACAAAAATTTCATGATGATATCTTCGGTAATGTAAGTGACTGTTTTCATAGCCATTCTCCTTACTGCTATTCTTATGTTTTACACTCATACGCGATTTTTTTTCGCGTGGAATATTATTTTTTCTATCGTTGCTTCCGGCAACTACTGCTACAGGTAGGCGCGAAGATTGTCTTTACGGCTTGCAATATCCGCACGGCGTATATCCCTGCTCGATGAGCTTCTCACGAGAGCCGGTATATTCCTTGCGGTTTGATTCGCTCATCTGAGAAACGGCGGAGCAGTCCGGTGTGTGGAACTTCATGGAGCCGGTGTTTAGAATGTAGGTGTTGATGACCTCGTCTTCCTGTTGCGGCTCTTCGACTTCCATCTCAGATGCAGCAGAACCTTCTGTCGGCTGATGATACTCGCCATAGGTGAATGTGACATCCTTACCATCAGAGGTGCAGTAGATGTCTCCGAGCTCATCTGTACGGAAAATCTCAATATCCTTGCTCTGGAGCTTTGCCAATGTGATGTCATGTGGGTGTCCGTAACTGTTATCCTTACCACAAGAAATGACAGCATAGGCGGGGTTCACAGTGTCGAGGAATGCTTCAGAAGTAGATGTTCGTGAGCCATGATGCCCTACTTTCAGAACGGTGGATTGGATGTCCTGACCCGACTGAAGGATAACTTCTTCTGCTTCTTCTTCGGCGTCTCCCGTAAACAGGAACGAGGTATCCCCGTACACGATGCGCAGTACGATTGAGGTGTTGTTGGTGTCGTCCGGAACGGAATTCACGGCGATAACGGTAACTTCTGCATTACCCAATGAGAAGGTATCTCCCACAGATGGAATCGTCAGACCGTTTCCTTTTTCTTCCGCATACTGCTTAAAATTCCGAAATGCCTTGCTGTTGTAATCTGTTACAGGACAGAATGTCGCATCTGCGGTAATGGCCTCAAAGGCACCGGAAAGACCACCGATATGGTCTTCGTGAGCGTGCGTGCCGACAACATAATCCAAATGCCCGTTTGTTTCGCGTTCCAGAACGGAGTATACGAGGTCAGAGTCATCTACATTACCACCGTCAATGAGCATATAGTGCCCATCGCAGGTGACAAGAGCAGAATCAGCCTGTCCTACATCGATGAAGTGAATGGTGAAGCTGCCGTCTTCCATTACGCCAGCCGTCTGCTCGCTGTCAGAGACAGGGTTTTCTGAGACGACCCCGGATACAGGAAGACTACCCGAATCAATCGGGGTCTGACCGCAGCCTGTGAAGCTGAGGGTGAAGAGTGCTGCAATTGCCGCTGCTGCTCTCCGTAAGAATAAGTTTTTGTTTTGCATGGGTTCTTTTCTCCTTTCAAATAAAAAAGAGCGGACCTACCCCGGTATGGGATAAGTCCGCTCAAAGAACAGATTATGAATCGTGAAAAGGTAAAAATCTGCCGCGATTCGTATGGTATCTATGTTACAGTATCTATTATATGGAAGTCGCAAGCATGTGCAAGGATATTAGTGTCCTGTGTGCTTGTCGGCTCGGATGTCGTAGTAAATGAGGCTTCCACTCAACCCTGCGCCTTCGAAACATGCTGTGATAGCGTGCTTCGGGTATAGAATGAGCCATTCGGGGTCATAAACCACCTTTGCCCAAAAAAGAATGCTCGCCAAGGTAATGGTGAGCGGCAGAATCACAGTGGTTGTGATTTTCAATGCTTTGATGATTTTTTCTTTTGACATGGTGTCCAAAAGCATCTCCTCAGTTTTTTAGTGTGGCTCTTACCACATAGCGCTGGCTGGTTGCTTCGTAATATCCAAATGGATAGCATGTGTACATGTACAGGCGGTCATTTTCATCGGATAAGTCAACAAGAACAGACCCATCCTCCCCTATTACGGTGCTTGCGTCATCTGTTACGGTTCCTGCTTGTGCGGAATCTACAACATAGACATATTTTCCGTAATCTGTGGTCACAACGAATTCATCTCCTATGCTTACATATTCAAGCGAAGAGAATGTACTGTCGTTGTGAGAACATAAAAGATGGCATCCACTGTATCCGATTTGTGCGGAGCTTGGATACTGATATACACCGCCACGCTGATTCAAGATAATTTGGTCATCGCCCCAAACCAAAGGAGCGTCCAATCCAATATCGTCACAAGTGATTGTGCCATACGCCAACCCATAGGTTGCTGGAGTCACATCACCCCATACGGAAGTGATTGCAGGTGTCGGTGTTTCTGTCGGCTCCGGAGTCGGTTCCGGCGTTGCCGTAGGAACCGTTGTGGGCTTCGGTGGTACCGTTGGCGCTGTGGTAGGGATAGGCGTTGCCACAGAGCTTGCGGCGCTGATAGCTCCGCTCTGAGGTGCTGATATATTGTCGGCTCTTGCACAGGCTGTAACGCAGGTCAGCATTCCTATCGTTACAGCCACCATTACTGCTCGCGTTCTTCGCATAGTTGCGCCCTTTCTTTCGTGTATATGAAAAAGCTGCCTCAGCTTTTAGAGCCGGGGCAGCTTTTTAGCGACTGACATGATGAGCCATTTTTGAGTTTCTTCTGAGAGTTGGCGAGGCTTGCATTCTACTTTCTTGCGGATGCCGCAGGTGTTTTCGCCATCATAATATAGCAAAACACCAACGCCGTCCGGAATCTCGTCTTTGACTTTTTTGTATAACTCTGTTGGCATCGCGTAGTAGTTGCAATGCCCCACGAAGTTGTGCCCGTGGTCGGAGTGAAAATCGCTTACGGAAATCTTGATTTCCACGCAGGTGATGATGGTGTCAATCGTGTAGGTGTGATTCGTTTTATGGAAATGACACCATCGTTCTGAGCAAGGTTCCTTGCAGAATGCCAAATCAGAAGTATCCTTGTGGCATCCGGCTTCTTTTGCCATCTGCTGCACAGAGGTGTTTCCCGCTGTAAGAGAAGCCAGCTTGCAGGAGCCGCTTTTTGTTTCACTTGTGAAGCATTCCTGCACACGGACAAAGTCAACCAGTCCTGATTTAACAGTGCCGCACTCAACAGGTACTTCCAGAGCGTCGAAGCCTTGGCGAAATGAATCTACACGATAGCCTCCATAGCTGGTTGGATTCCAGTAGTGGAGGGCTTTTTCAATGTCACGGGTCAGTTGAGTCTTAGCCATTAAGCACTACCTCAAGATAGTCTGACCGATTTTGACCATTTTCTGACGTTTGCTGTGCAGCAGAAGCAAACGATAGACGATGACAGCAACCGCTGCCATGAGCAGGCATTTCAAGATTTTCTTCACAAGAATCACCCCCTTTCAAACAACTTTTTTGGCTTTCTTGGTTTCGGGTTTTACGATACCGCCGTTGGCATCATAAACATTGTACGGGAAATCGCCGTCATTGACGCGCTTGGCAACGCGCTGCCCGGTAGCCGTCTTGTAATACTGGTTCAGCCGGTTGGCTGTACGGTAGAAGGCAAACTTTGCATACTGTGTGCCGCGTTTGACACGATTTTCACGCAGCAGTTCGTCCCGCAGCGTGATAGCATAATGCTCGGCTTCGTTGTTGGTGAATCCAGAATAGAACACGTCCATGAATTTCTCAATGTAGATAGCGGGGACATCGTTCATGGCGGCTACAATGATAGCCGCTGTCGTACCGGCGGAGTTGAGTCCCGGCAGCGTAGCTTTTTTGATGCATTTTGATGTAGATTCGATTTGCGTGCGATACCTCATCAGCCACTCGCTCAGAGCTTCTTCGTGGCTGAGATTTGAGCCTGCAAACAGGCGACCAATGAGGTTTGCTGCGGAGAGAATCGTCTTGTTCGTCCAACTCATATCGTAGTCCGACATCTGTACGCGGTTTGCCATTGAGCGGCTGTTGCCGGAGTCGATGTGCTGAGATTTGGAGGCATTGAAGGTTACATTCATGCGCACAGTCACGCCGGACTCCACGATAGCGAGCAATCTATGCTGACCATCGACCAGTGTACCATCGGAGGCAATAGCGATACCTTGATGTGTTGTATCCCAGTGTCCTTCCTTCATGTCTTTCGCCATCTTCTTGACTTTGGCGTAGTTGATGTTCCGGTTATTGTCGTTTTTTTCGAGCCACTTTTTAGCCTGTTCGGGCGAGATTTCGTAGCCGTCTTGCGTTTTCTGGTTGAAGTTATAGCGTCCCATTTGTGATTACCTTTCTACCCGCGTGGGCATGTGTTTGAGATATATTTTGCTTCGGAAAAAGCTTTGCATTTTTAAGAAAAATTTTTCGAGTTGGGAATTTACTTACTTTTATCGAGCTGGCGCTGCATGAGTTCCGTAGTGGACATAGCACAGAAGCCTGCATCGGCGGCTGCGTCTACCGCCTTGTAGTAGTCGTCCACAAAGAGAATTTGATACGGAGGAATATTGCAGACTTTGGCGTACATCTGCATGACGGTCACTTTGCGTTCAGGACTGGAAGTGCCAATCATATCGTAGAACTGGTTTGGGAAGTGCATCTCCAACCAATGCTTTTTGAACGGCAGAGTGATGCTGTCCTGCACGAAAGAGATGCAGTATTTCGGGACATCGGGATGCTCCTCAAGGAACTGCTTGATGAGCTCGTTCGGCTCACCGATTTCGTCGAAGACCCTGTAGCCGTCCTTCGTCTCTACCTGACGGCGCAGCAGCCGTTCCCGATGCGCTTCACCTGTAGAATCGAGGCGCTGTTCACGATAGTGAATAAGCAGAGTGTCATCGAAGTCGAAAAACATCATTTTGATTTTAGAAATGTTCATAGTAACGCTCCTTTTTCAGTTCCTCGCGGCAGCAATCTCGTGATGAACCACATCTGCCTCCGTCAAGAATATGTCGCTATAGTCATTTTCGTCTATTCCGGGACAAACGATATGCTGATACGGCATTGTACCTTCCTGTTCGATGCTGATGCGCCAGATGCCATGGGAGTAGGCAACGAAAAGCACGGTATCGTCGTCCAAGAACAACCAGACACCGGCAACATCATAGCAGCAGATTTCGTCTTCTGCATAGTTGGAATTGTCCAAACAGACGAGGTCATCGCTGGAACCGTAGATTTTGACCATTTTCCCCTACTCCCTTTCCTCGTTCTTTGCATAACGCGGCACAAACAGGAATTCGTATTCGCCTGTCTTTACGTTATGCTTTCTGATAATTGTGCCATCGCGGATGATTTTTACGCCGTCTTTTTTAATGACAGGCTTTTCTTCCCCCACGAAGTGCATGCATTCCAGTTCCTCGATGGTGTAGTTGTCTCGGCGTAGCCACTCGACGCTTTCCGCCACCTCATCAAGTGCCGGAATCACAATGCTGCCAAGCACATTCTTGGCTTCGAACTCATCCATGTCCTCTTGCCTTTCTGCAACAAAAATCTATGTTATATATCCAATATCTCGTGGTTACATCTGGAAGCTGTAACATTTATCCAAGAACGAAATCTTTCGTTGCAGCTTCGGCCTCGGCGTATTGTTTTGCATTGCGCAGCGCAGCCCGCATAAGAACGTCATGTTCCTCACTCAAAGCCTGCTGCATCGTGGTCTGCCGTGTCCGCCGCGCATAGCTGCGTTTCTGCATGATGTGCTCAATCTGCCGATTGGTCTCTTGGATTGCAGCAGTATCCATGCTTTTTTCGTGATGGCTCTTGTTCGAAATCGTTACAGCTTTCGCAAATTCTACTCTTTTATCCAACCGTGCTCACCTCCCGGTCCAAACTAACAAATCTTGTAAACGGTGGCAATGCGCCACATTCTGGACTTGTGCCTCATACACCTCCGAATGTGAGCTGTTCGCCCTGCAAAGTGAGGTTCGGCGCTTTCTCTTTCTTCGGCTGCGCAGGGAAGCTCCCACCGTTACGCCGCTTATAGGCGTAGCCCTTATGAGCCGCCTGCATCGACTTGTAGCCGTAGCCGTTGGCGTCGTCCAGAACATTGCTGGATTCTTCCTCTACCACGATATACCGCACATCACCGGGCTTAGACAGTCGGGAAGAGCGAATTACACGGTAAGCCGGTGCAGCAGGCGCGGGTGTATGTACTTCTGCAGGAGGGGTGTTGCTTTCAGCAAAGCCCATTTCCTGCAATACATCTTCGACACTTCGTGTGGGTTCCGGTTTTGGACGCTTTTTCTCGCGCTCTTTCCAAACCTTCAAAAGCTGACGTTCACTGAAATTGATAACTAAGCCCCAATCCTTGAGCATCTTACGGACGACATAGGTGGAGAAAGTAGAGTAGCTTGCATACGGACCGATACCGCGATTGATTTCGATAGAGATACGCGCCATCTGGCGCTCAAACTCCGTGTGATTGTCGAGCCAATCTTCGATGTTCGAGAGCAGTTCTTTCTTGCTGGTCGTTTCCTCCGCCTTTTTCTTGTTCATGCGAACATAGGCTTCACAGGCAGCCAGAATCGAATCGTACCCGTTCGCCGCGCAGCCGTCCACACTTTCACGGTTCGCCGCATCGAGAATCACATACTGCTCGCCCTGCTTGATAATGGAAATGCCTTCGTCCTGCGATTTCTCTTCCTTCACATTTCCGCCCGTATCAAATTCCGGCAATGAGTCGTCGGTCATGATTTGGTCGAGAATCGTATCAAGGTTCTGCGTGTAATCCTTTTCCAGAACGAATTTGTAAACCTTATCGTATACGCCCTTCGTAACGCACTTAACAACAGCGTTCAAGAAAGCATCCCGGTCAGGAATTTCTACATTGTACAGCTTGTTATCGTAGATGTTCCAGATAACGCCTTTCTGCAGACCGGTGGCGAGCATATAACTCGCACACTGCAGGAAATGACGGTGAGACAGAGCAGAGACGAATTTCAGCAGATAGACGGTTTGGTCTTTTACGACATCCGCCATGCCGCTGAGAACTACTTTTGAGACGCCCTTTTCATCCACGAAAGCGTTTAATTCGCAGCGCTCCTGTACATTTTCGTCCGGTGAGAACAGAACGGACAGGCGCTTGTTGATTTGGCTCTCTTGCTCTTTCGTGATAATCGGCAGTTCTACCTGTTTCACATAGCGGTCTTGGCTTGTCATCAGCATCGTGAGGAACAAGACTTTCTGTTCTACAGACTTCCAAGACTGCGGCATTGCCATCTTCTTGTCTTTGTGCATGTACATATAGTACGCAATAGCACTGTCGATGTCGTAGTAGTCAAAAAAGTTTGCCTGTTGGTAGATGTCGATACAGGGAGCAAGGTCAATCATAGCGTCGGAATGCTTGACCTCAATGGGATGCACATCCTTTCGGAAAACAGAAGAGATTTTGATAAGGTCGTAGCAGGCATTAACATCTTCATCGAACTTGAAATCGAACATTTCAGAGATGTCGAATTTCGGGTTTGCTTCAATGTGCGTCTTTACAGGAGTCATCAATGTCTTGTCGCTGAGCAAGAAGTCTTTATCTTTCTCCGGCTCGACAAAGATGACCTCTTCCTTGCCGCGACTTGCCGCCACGCAGAAAAGGTTGCGCAAAATCTCATACCGAACCATCGGCATGTGCATTCTCGTGCCCCAGTAAAATTCCGTAAAGTCAAAGACCACGCAGATAGGACGTTCCATGCCTTTGCTGCCGTCGTAGGTCGTAAAAATACCGACATCGGGACCCGGCGCAACACACTTGTCTCCGTCGTTGTCTTTGATGCTGGCGTAGACATGGTTCTTATCGTACAGATTTCCGGGACGCTCTTCCAAGGCGTTCAAGACCGTGACCATCGGACCGGTACGAGCACCAAGACAGAGAACATCTTTCGGGTTGACGGAATCGAGGTAGTCGATAACTTCCTCTTTCGTCATCGTCTTGACATCACAGTGAGCGTTTACGCCGTTGATGTTCTTGTCCCAAATCATGCCAAGCCGTCCGGCAAGGTCATGTGACAGGCGGAAGCACTGGGTAAAGTTGACCTGCGTATGTTTGCCGAGGAATTTGTTGATGAAGTCCCAGATATCGAGAGAGGTGTGGTCGTAAATTTTTTGCTTCATGTCCCCTACTGCAATGATTTGCATACCGGGGTTGGAATCCTTGACATATTCGAGCATCTTCGAGATTTCCTCGTTGATGTCCTGATACTCGTCAATGATAAGTACATCATAATGCCCGACCGGAATATGTCCTTCGAGGAGCCGCGAAATCTGCTCGCCCTGACCGACATCCTTAATGCCGTAGCGATAGAGCATCTTTGATGCGAAGCCGTGATAGTTTTGAACGGTTACATTGTCATTGAGGATTTTCTGCTGTGCATCGAGCTTTAGAAGGCGGTTATAGGTAAGGTACAGAATCTGCTTAGAGGAATCAAACTCGTTGCACAGTACATTGATGGTAGAGGTCTTGCCACTGCCGATACAGGCATCACACAAGACATTCTTTCCCTCAAGAGCAAGCCGGACAAGGTCCTGCTGTTCCGTTGACAGGTCGTTACGAGTCATGAAATTCCTCCTAACACAGATTAACAAAAAGTACCCTGACAGCCCACTTTGCCATCAGGGTACAATTTTGTAGTTTACGTCTAAAATTGTAGTCAATTCGCACGGATGTGCAAGTGGGTAGGCTCACATTTTTAGATTTTCCGGTTTACAGCATTACCTTGCTGGAGCCGTCGATACCGTACTCCGTCACTTTGACCTCTTTGGGCAGCAGGTCGCGGCGGAAGGTCACAATGTAGTCATTATAGGATGTCGGGCAGTCATCGGGGATTTTCAGCGTGGCGGTCAGTGCGTTCTCAATCGTGTCACGGGGAACATTGCCCATCGGCTTGGTATGCTCGACGACAATCAGCTTGCGCAGCGTCAGTGCGCGACCGCTGCTCATGTCGTTCTCAAACATGTGCTGCAATGCGTCGATGAGCAGGTTGACATCGTCCATCGTGATGCCGTTGCGCTGTGCCATCATGCTGTTGATTTGAATGCTCATATGGTACAAACCATACTCGACGAAGCTCCGACGCCCCATCATACGGTCTTTCGGGTTCTTCCGGCTCTCGCCGTCCTCATCGGTATTGACATTCTTCTTTTTGCTGTCCTTCTCCGCGCCAATGCGCTCAGCGTCGGAAGAAACGCAGCAGCGGGTAATGGTCATCGGGATGATGTTGACAGGGTCGAAAGAAACGGGCATAGACAACTGGAAAGCGCCTTTGATTTTGCCGATGACGCTGGAGCCGGAGAACGAAGTGTTTACCATGCCAAAGGTGCGGGCATCGAAGAAGTATTTGCACAGCGCATTGTATGCCTTGAGCTCCGTCTCGCGGTCCATAGCCTTCTTGGAACCCTTGCTGCCCTCTTTGATGACATCTTTCAGGCAATCTCGGACGCTGGACTCGATGGAGAATGTGTCGGGGCTGCAGTACAGGTGATGGGTAGCTTCGTCCAGTTCGCCGAAGAACACCTTGTCGCGGATGAAGCTGCGAATCTTGTACTTGATGCACTCGGTAGACAGATAGCCGATACCGTCCTCAAACTGGCGGGGTGCATTGTCGTTGTCGGGGTCGCCGTTGGGGTTGCAGTTCTTAGCATCGAACGCCAGAACGATGGTGATGGGGTTCTTGATAGTAATAGAGTCAGACATGTTATTTTCTCCTTTTCTGTTATGCAACGGTAGTTTCATCAACGGTGGCAACGGTATTAACGGCGCTCATCGCAATGGTGTTTTCTTCCTTCTCACGCTTCTTAGCGATAGCGGCATCGCGGTTGTAGTGCATCTGCTGGTTATAGCCGATAAAGAACTCACCGCGCTGCACCTGCGTCAGACGACCGGGATAGTTCCCGTCCAGCATGTCGATGAGGTCCATAATCTGGTTGTTGATGGCGTTGTAGGTGCCCATACGGTTCGACTTCTGCGCACGGTTCTTGAGCTGCATGAAGTTCATCTGAATCGTAGGCATAACCTTTACCGGGTTAGTTACCACGCGGCTAAGGAAGCGCTTATCGTACTGAGACTGGTTATCCGGCACGATGGCGTGCTGCCCACTCACCAGCAGAGCGAAGATACGCCCCGTAACATAGGCGGGGCTCGTGTTGTTCGGATTCAAGCTCACGGTAATATCCTCCTTGTAATTTCGGATAAGGATGGCTTTGATGGCTCCGGCGAGAGTCGGAGGGATGATATACATGGTCCCTGCCGGTGCCTTCAGGGCGTCCTTGCAGATACGCTCATAAATCATCGACAGAAGCTGCGACGGGTATTTCCCGCCGTTGTAAACGCAGTTGTTGAGCTGCATCCACATCTGGTTGTTGATGGGGACAATGCTGTTGTCCTTGTTCATGGCGCTCAGAGCAAGGATGATGCTATCGGGACGCGCAAAGTCTCTTCTCGTACCATCAGCATTCTTGCAGGCTTCGCTGCGGTCGATTTCCATGTCTTCGTAGTGCTTGATGCAGTTGGCGAGCACTTCACCGACCGTAGTCTGCGTAAAGTTGGATGCAGAACAGCCTTTTTCCGGAACGCTCAACTGCCAGACATTGACGACCTTACTCTTATCGCATTCCTGCAAGATGTCAACGCGCCCACGGCGAGCTTTTGCAAGACGCATGATGTTGTCCGTCTTTTCTGCTTCGGATTCATTGCCAAACCAAATCCGCAGCATCTCATCTTCTTCCGGCTTGGTGACTTCATCAGACCAGACGATTACGCATTTTGTGTAGAGAGACTGAGATGTTACCGGAAGGAAGTAGCAGTTTTTAGAGCCGATAAGAGCTTTTGCAGCTTCCACGATTTTATGACCGTCCTGCATAGTGACGGGGATGGCGTCGCCTTGCGTTCTCCCAAAGTAGTTGGTGTTTGCCTTGTTGTTGGAGAGGATGTAGGTCATTTTCCCTCGTACAGAGATGGGACGGAAGAGCTTTGCTTTCAAGCCCTCTTCTCCGGTAATCATGCTTCGCATGTGCGTAGGCGCGGCGGTAATGGAGACATTTCCGTTGCGTTCAGCCTGAATCGGGAACTCGCCGTATTTCTCAACGATTTTTTCATATGCCTCTCTGAAGGTCTCATCGTCGAAGATTGGGCTTCCTTCATAGAACAGAATGAAGGTGGAAGTTTCAGCATCTTTGAATGCCATTGCGGAGGCGACGAACTTGTTCTGGAGCGCCTTTTCCGGGTCCCATGTCTCGAAGAACTTGTAAGCGGCATTGAGCGCCGGAGACTCGCCCAAGTCACCACGGAACGCGAGCACCGCGTTCTTCATGGAGAGGTATGTTCCGGGTTTGCTCGTGCTGCTCACGTTGCCAAAGATGTACTGAGCCGTATCGCAGAAGAGATACGGGACCGGCGTGCTCGTGCGGGCACGGCGAACAGGAACCTCAAACACCACGCCGCGATTCTTCTTGTCGTGTCCGCCGAGGGCAAGGATGTCGTCAATGCTGCCGTCGTCGTTCAACTCCACGGCAAAATGGGCTTTCGCGTTCGTCCAGCCAAAGGGCGGGACTTTGCTTTTATCTTGATTTTCAAGGGTGCCGTAGTGTTTAACCAGCGCTAACAGAAGATTCATAACAGCGAAACCAATCTCCTTTCGTATATTCGATGACGCCGTTCTCGATTGTCAGATGTCTGCAAACCAAGTCAGGGTCGTATTTTTTGGTGTAGTCCGGTGTGAGCGGCATAAAGCCCAAATCTCTTGTGATGGGTTGCGTCGGCTTGATTTCCATTTCCGTAATCGGGTGAAAGTACATGGGTGCTTCCATCGTACCCAGATACGGGAACTCCCTGCCGCAGCCGTTCTTGGCGTATTGGAGAAAATCCTTGAAGTGCCATGTCAGACCGTTCGGATTCCGCATGTCGTCCGTCTCGACGAGATAAGCGACTATCGTATACCGCACATTCGTCAGGCACTCTCTCGACCGCATACCGCCGAAATGCTTCTCGTTTCTCAACAGTATACGCTCTTTCTTGATGGGGCTGTGAATGAACACGGTCGTCGGTATTATCTCTGCGCCGGGATGCTTGTAGATGGACTCCATCGCGCCTTTGAGCGCCGAGAAAGTCGGCACATCATAGGTCGTTCCTTCCACACGCATACCGGGAATCGTGTAGGAAGCAAGCAGGCTGTTTACTTCCAGCAGAATCGGCACCGGATAGACCTTGACCGGCTTTTTGCTGCGGCTCACAAGGCTCGCAAGCTCCAAAATTTTATCGCTGCTTTGTCTGATTTTATCCACCATGTAAATGGCAACAGCGTTGCCGCTCACCTCTCTTTTTGTTATTTCGATAATACAATTATACCACAAATTTGTATTTTTTGCAACTTACAATGCCGTTCGTTCACAGTATGTTTGCAATTTAAAAATGGAAAAGACTCCCCGCAAAAATCAGCGGAGAGCCTTTGATTATGGGTTGAAATTACAGCATCTCTAAGCCGTATTCCGTGTATCTATGCATGTTGGTCAAGCAGCAAATATCTACAGTTTTTCCGGCATTCATAACGAGAGGCTCTGTAACATCGGCAAGGCGGTCGTTGTAGCGCTTTCTTCGGACATTGACGCTGTATTTGCCGACCTTGCGAATATCACGGCGCGTTGCCGTTTGATTGCGCAGCTTTGCGATAAGCTGTACAGCTTCCGGTGTTTGCGGAATGATAACTGTGACGGTGTCTTCTTCAATTAGATGGAAGTTTTCTGCGATTTTTTGAAATTGGATTTTGCCGTCGTCCGGCATTGCCATTTTGAGGATACCCTTTTCATCAAGAGCTCCCTTGTAATACTTATACAGGCTCTCAAAATACTTGGTGGCGGTTTCCGGTAGAGTTATATCCTCGGTTGTAAACAGACGCTTTGTGATGTTCTTTTCGTTGTGCAGGTAGTCTTCCGGGGGACGACCTTTGCCCTGCAGAGCGCGTACCTCGTCCTGCGGACCTTCAAACACAATGAGCTTGCAGGTGTTACAGTCTCGTTTGCCGTTACGGTTGATGCGTCCTGCTGTCTGCAGAACGGAATCCAGACCGGCGAGTTCTCTGTATCCATATGGGAAGTCAAGGTCTACGCCACATTCGATTAGAGAGGTAGAGACAACGATACAAGGGTCGCCATTGGCGAGATGCTGTTTGATTTCTGCAATATATCTTGCTTTATCATAGGGCGTTAGGTCTGTTGTAAGGCAGTACAGCAGTCTGCTTCGTGCCTTACTTTTTAGTTCTTTGTACAGATACTTGGCTTCTTCCTTTTCATTCACAACGCAGAGGCATTGCTCATGTGAGAGGAGCATGGTGATAAGGTCTTCTACGCTGACGTGCCCGGCATCTTCAATTCCACAGCGCTGAAACGGAGCAATGTATTTGGCGGGGGCATCGATGATTTCTTTGGGCTTGACCGTATCGAAGAACTGCTCGATGGCTGGCTGCGTAGCGGTGCAAAGGACAATTCTGCATCTGTAGTTGGCTGCCAGCGATTCAATACATTTGATGCAGGGCTTGAGGTACTTCGGTTTCAACTGTTGGACTTCATCGAAGATAATGACACTGTTTACGAGGTTATGGAGCTTTCGAGATTTTGATGGTTTATTTGCGTAGAAGCTCTCAAATAACTGCACATCGGTGGTAACTACGATAGGAACATCATAGTTTTCTGATGCAAGCCGCAGAAGGTTGTCCCCTTTGCTGTCGTCGAAATCATAGCCGCTGTGATGCTCTAATACGTTGCCCTCTCCCGCAATGTCCCGCAATACCGATGCTGTCTGTGAAGTGATGGAGGTATAGGGGGTAACAACGATAATGCGGGATACTTCAGTATCAGCTTTGGCTGCTGCGGCAGCATAGGCAAACGAAGAGATAGTTTTAGCGCCTCCGGTCGGAATGCTGAGCAGGCGAATGTCCCCTTTTGTAGATTTTGCACCTGCATCGAAGCATTGCTGTAGCATTTCGGTACGCATCAGATTGATTTGCTGTTCTTTTGACAGGCTGTTGAACGGTTTCTGACTGAGTTCGTTTGCTGCTTTAATCCACGGCTCTACATAGTGGCACAGCTTGTCATATATGGTTTGCATCGTGTCATAGGTATAGAGCCGCTGTTCCGTGCCGCGCATAAACGTCTCTGTGTCGATATAATCCGCATCAACCAAACATGAATATTCCATGCGGACAAAAGAATATAATCCCATGTTTTTAAGCGTCCGCGCATGGAGAGGGATATCGTTAAGGGCGCAGTTTTGTACTGGATACAGTAACTCGGCTTTTCTCACATCGTCTGCGCGCTTTATGAGTGCCGCGTCGATATTGTTCTTCATGTCCCACATATCATGTAATCCGGTATGATGCCCCTCAGCAACGAGGGCAGATACGAGGTCTCCTGCCTTGGCACAAGCCGCCGCGCCAATAATGGAGTGTGGACATTTGATATTATGTTCCGGGTCACGGATATAGCGCTGGAAACCATCCGTGCATTTGCCTATATCATGTGCAAGTCCTGCATGTCTTGCGATGGCTTGTCCGCCGATGGGTGCAGCGTATTCTGCCGCCAAGTAACTTACGTTCTGAAGGTGTTTATCCAGTGGCTGTTCCCTGCCGTCATCTGCTTTGTGGGCAATTAGAGTCAACGTTGTCTCACTCCTTTCGATTATCTAATTATCCCACGATTGATAGCAGCAATCAACCATATATGGTATTTATTTACTTTTTAGACACATTATATAGTAGTTGTGAGCAAAAATAAGTTCCCCTACTACAATGAGTAGTGGATTTGCTGTTTGTGAATGAGGTAAAGGAAAAAGAGCCCCTACCGCAATTGGTAGAGGTTCTTTCCCACGCAGCCGCACGGGCTGCGACATTTTTCAATTTTTGGCAGCCACACGGGTTGCGACTCCGCAGGTCATTGAGCGCACCGAGTATCATGGGCATTTCAATCTTATACAGCCACACGAGTTGCTTTCGATGTACTTCTTATGGCTATCAATTTACATTGCCTTTCAATCTTATGCTTTCTTTCAATCTTATGTATGCAGCCGCGTGGACTACTTCAGGTTTCCTGTCCATTGCGAATTTTGCTTAGATTGTTTCTTTCAATCTTATATAGCCACGTGGGCTACTTCTGAAAAGGAGAATGACGATGACGAACCTGTTTCAATCTTATGCAGCCTTTATAGGCTGCATTTAATGTTCATCGTTGTGACTCGTTTTACATATTTGTTTTAATCTTATGGGGGTCGCTTATTTGCTATGCTGCTAATATTTCATCGTTTTGCCTCCTGCTATGTTGTTGATTAGTTTGCTTCAATTATCTCACGTTTCGCATTTACAATCAACCTTGCATAGTGTTTATTTACAGTTTATACATTTTTTGTTACGGATGGAAAAAGAACCCCTACCATAATTGGCAGAGGTTCTTTTCCACGCAGCCGCACGGGCTGCGACATTTTTTAATTGTATAGCCGCGTGGGCTATGTTTTCGAGTCTTGCTCCTGAGGCTCAAAGTGGCGGTCATTTCAATCTTATGTAGCCGCGTAGGTTACATTGAGACGGGAAAGATTTTTTCCCTGTGTCAATCTGATTTCAATCTTATGCAGCCATACAGGCAGCGACATGATGGCTGAGATTCCATCCACAATCATGAGCGTTTCAATCTTATGTAGCCGCGTAGGCTATGTTGGCAATAGCGCACAACGCCTACATTTTTTACATAATGTAGCATTGTGCATCTTGCTGTCTTTTGGTGCTGTAATGGTAGTGTGTTGCTAATACTCCATTAGTATTTACCTCCTATTTTCTGTACTTTTTGGTGCGAAGCTCGCGGTGATTTTATGGTTGCTTACGGTTCGCACCTGCTTTTTTGCTTGCTTTAATTATCTCACGTTTCACATTTACAATCAATCTTGTATAGTATTTATTTACATTTTATACATTATTTTGCAGATTAAGGAAAAAGAGCCCCTACCGCAATTGGTAGAGGTTCTTTCCCACGCAGCCGCACGGGCTGCGACATTTTTAGTTTTTGCAGTCATACAGGCTGCATTCCACGAGGTTAAAGTCTACTGCAACGAGTACATTTCAATCTTACGCAGCCGTACAGACTGTGACCAGAGTGGGAGGTGCCGCATGATTTCAATCTTATGTAACCGCGTGGACTACATTGTGCCAAAAGGTATCAAAAACATCCGATGCCCATAGTTTTAATCTTATGCAGCCCACATGGGCTGCGTCGCAGGTTTTGCACTCGGCCATTTCCCCGATTTCAATCTTATGCAGTCACGCAGACTGCTTCCTTTTTCTTTTTTTCGCAAAAAGGCAAACCTTTCAATCTTTCGCAGTCATACAGACTGCTTCGGCAATAGCACACAACGACTACATCTTGCTTATAATATAGCACTATGCGCTTTGCCATTTTTGATGCTGTAATTATGGTATTTTGCTAATATTTCATGGTTGTACACCTCTATGAGACCATATTTTACATGATACGTTGCAGATAGGATTTGTTGATTTCCACCAATAGTTCCTCAATCTTCCCATAGTTTGGCTTTGCCGGGAGCTCAGTTTCTTTTACATCATACTGAAATTTTGATTCGAGTTGGTCAACAAGCTCAAAGAATTCGGGAGCGTATGACCCATCCTCGCACATGTACTTGCCGTTGCGGATGGCTAATAATTCCTCGCGTTCCTTGTCTCGACAGGTGATGATGCGTCCTTGTTCCAGAATGTCAAATGCCGTGTAATACAGTCTTACAAGGTGCATTGCGTGTTTATTGATGTGGGCAGCATCCTTTTGCGCTTTCGGATGCTGCGGCTGCTCATATTGGTCGATGGTCGTTGTCAGACCTCGAAGCAGGGATTTGAGAGAGTTGACAGGATAGTTATTCAGACTTCCAGAAATCAGGAGCGGATGTTTGCCTTCAGAATCAGCCTCTTCACTGATGCTGATTCTGAAAACATCATCTTTCCCTTGCCCTGCAACTAGGCGGTCAAGGCTTCTCTTTTCAAACTTGTTTTTGAGCGGTTCCGGCGAGGTCCCGTTGCGAAGGAGTCCCATTTGCAGTCTCCGCAACTGGTCGTTCGCAAAGCCGCCATAGCTGTAGGCAACGCGCCGGGTCAGAAAATGCTCCTTGTTGTCGAGCAGCATTTGACCTTCCGGCGTCAAGTTCACATACAGTTCCGGGGCATTACCCAGAAGTTCGATGACGTTGGGATTGCATTGGACAAGCAAGTTTACGAATTTATTGACCGCGTAGATGACGGTGTCCGTCTGATTATTGATGACTTGCTCAAAACGGTTAAACCCCAAGATTTCAGGCGAACCGGTCGCACCACGGATGTCAACATCCGAGCCCTCGACATTCGTGCCGTAGGCGCGACTGCCGCCGACGGTCAAAAACAGGATGTTATCTCCCAGATGTTTGTTGGTACGTAAAAAATCGTATTCTTCGCGCTGGAGAATTGTTTTCAATTCTACGTTGGTCACTATATCACTTCCTTGCTATTTTATGTCAACGCTTTACATTCTTCTTCAACTCGAATCCACTTGTCTGCGTTCGCATCGTACTCCAGCACATCTTTGGCAACCATTTCCCCGTTCTCGACATACTCTAAAATGTGTCGAACTCGCATTGGCGGATTATCATGCTTCGCGTGCCAAAGTACAATATCTTTGTTATCCATGATAAATGCAGGTTTGTAGCTGACAAAGGGGCTGCCGGGAGGCTGTGTTTGCCGACTTGCCTCGTAGTACGATTTTACATAGCCATCACGGGAAGTGTTGCGAATAGCGCGAGCGCTTCCTTTTTTGCCACTCTGTTCAAAGGCTTGTGCGATTTCATCCACACACCGACAAAAATGCGTGGGGTCTTGACTGTACTTTGCGAAAATCAGCTTTCTGATTAACTGCACTTCATCTTGCTGGGTCACGGTTCTCTCCTTTCACTTTTCGGTCGAGACCAGAAAGACCTTCTTACTAAACGTCCCCTTCTCAGCCGCCTTCTGGCTTCGGACCTGTTCGATTTCTCGCTTGGAAACAGCGCAAGTCTTGCCCATAGCGTACAGGACCTCCATCACATCTGCCATTTCCTCGGCGCGGTCCAGAACGCTCCGCTCCTTGGCTGTGTAGGCTTCCAGCAACTCCTTGACCTCTTCTTGCAACTTTTCAGCCAGAGCGTCTTCGTACTCCTTATCTGTCAGCTTGCGAGTTACGCAAGTTTCGCCGTTTTTTTCGATAATTGCCGGGATGTTGTCCCGAACTAATTTCTGGTACATCATAGGCTTATGCTCCTTCCAGTTTACAGCGCCGCAGCGGTATGCGCAGCTCACGGCAGGTGTTTTCGATTTCTCGTTCGTTTTCGGCTCCATCAAAGATTACACATCCTTTTTGCTGCTGTTTGGCGAGATATGTGGGCAAATCATCATTTGCAACAGGCACGAAAAGGTGTCCTCGTTCACTGGCATACATAGCCGCCAAAGCAGCCATCTTCTTACCGGATTCTGCAGCGATAACGACCTTGTCTCGCTTAGCAAGCATTTTGTCGAGGTATTCCGACATCTGTTTGCGGGATTTTGTCATCGACATGGGCGTTCCGCCTACCCCGCAGAAAAACCAACCCTTTTCGCAGGTTTTATCCTCGCACTCTTGGCACTTCAAGTAGACGACATTGCCATTTGTATACGGACAATAAATGCTCATTTGCACTTATACCTTCTTAAAATATTTCTCAACATACTCATCTGGCAATGTAATGTGCATCTTATCCGGTCCGGTGAATTCCTTGAAGTTCTGCTCGCCACCGCACCAGACCAGGCGCCAGATGGTCCCGCGCTTTACCCGATATGGAATTTTCTTGCCATCTGGGCCAATGACATCAAGCCATACATCGAACGGCTTGACACACTTATAGTTTGTATTGTACATACTGACCCCTCACTTTTTGGGCAGCACCCAAATCTCAACATTCACATTCCAAGCATTGGCGGCTTCCTCGATAAGATTCAGCACCGTCACCCAGTTACCGCCTGCCAGCCCGCAGCCGAGACCGTAAGGAATGCGGAAGGTGGCGTTAGTGTGTCCTTTCATTACTCCGAAAAGAGCCGTTCCCAGCGCCGCGTAGTTCGTCTGGCGCTTATCTCTACCATAGTTCAGTTGCCCGAACAGGTTAGCGACATACAGCTGCGGGGCGACCTGAACCACCTGAAAGTCCCCGAGCTTCTTAGGATTGCAAACTTTCACATACTCCTCGAACACGACGGGCCACTTATCCCGAATCTGTCTGGCAAGACCAGCACCCATCGCGGCACGACAGTTTACCTGATGGCAGATGATAGTATTCTCGTTACGCGTCGGCGTTGTCAGAATATCACCTTTAACATGCCTAATGCTCATACAAACTCCTTGATGTTCAGAATATCGAATTTTTCTGACGCGAATCCAAGCAACTCGTTATAAATGCGAGCAGAAACTTCCAAGAACTCTGTGTCAAGGATTTCTTTTCTGCGCAGGAAACGGTTATCTTTTTGCATCTGTGCCGCAGTGCTTTCCACGATAGCCCAGATGGAACTGTTAATGACAATTGGCGGAACAGGCCCATCTTCCCAACATTCAATCACATGTTCACTGACCGCGTACTGTGTGTCATACACCTCATCGTTCAGCTTCGCGCTATAATACTTCGCATCTCTCTCAACCATGATGGGATTCATGATATTCCTCGCAGTCGGAATGTCCTTGCCTTCCACGCTCACTATCTCAGGTCCAAAGAAACCTTTTGTCTTGTTGCTGAGAAAGATAAGCTGCATAGCCAGTGCTGTGGCGCACTTGGAAAGCTTTTTTGCAGTTTCATCCGGTATATCGACGGGAACATACTCCGCTGCTGGACCTTGCAGGTAGTATTTCTGCGCATCCTTGCCGTTGTGCGAGCCCTCAAACAAAATCGAGGGCAATGCATCCAGAACAGCTTTATTTGCGTTTTCTTTGACGGTTCTGAGAACCGCAATATTGCTCAGCATCCTCTGTTCTCCTTACTTTTTATAGGTATTTGCGATACCCCAATTAAGAGAATGTAACACACCATACTTCAACACCATACGCAGTATTAAATATACAACCAATTCCCATCTGTGTATATCCCGGAGTCATAATATTTGAATAATGGCTGGGGCTGTTTTTCCAACCCGTACACGCTGCAGACGCACTTGTTGCACCAGAGCACAAGATTTCCGCAGTTGTTGCACCATCATGAGAAAAAACATCGTTTGCAATAAGGTATTCGCATCTTGAATCTGCGATGCTCGATAGCGAAGAACTCACAGTAAGAGCTGGAAGACCACCCTCTGCACGCATTGCATTGATATTATTTGCTACAGCCCAATATGCGGAATCGGAAGAGTCAATACTCCACCATGTTTCACCATCAGTTGCTGGGTCCATTGGCAATGCACCATACTCAAAGCTGGAAGACGCAGCAGGAGCAGATGCAGAAGAGCTAGTTCCATTCGAACCGCTATTGGTTCCAGAAGATGCAGAACCGGAAGACGAATTGCCCTTCGCGCTGGTTTTCGAGGGCGAAACCGTAGAATCAACAGTTACAACACACTCAGCAGAAACATCGTCGACAGAAGCCGTAATTGTTGCTTTGCCATCGGCAATCGCAGTCACATTGCCGTTTGCATCAACGGTTGCAACGGTATCATCACTGCTTGTGTATGTAGCTTCTTTAATTAGAGCGTTTTCCGGCTGTGCCGTATAAGAAAGCTGTGCAGTATCGTTCGGCTGCAAAGAAAGAGAGGTATTGCTCAACTCAATGCTTTCGAGAGCCGGTAATACCGTGATTTTGCAAGAAGATGTGAGGCTTGTACCGTCCACTACCGCCGTGACGGTTGCATCGCCTGCTGCCACAGCCTTTACTTCACCGCCGTCATTTACCGTTGCAATAGAATCATCAGAAGAAGCGTAGCTGATAGATACATGAGTAGCATCAGTAGGAGCGACAGCCGTTTCCAGCGTAGCGGTTTCTCCTGCTGTCAAAGTCAATTCATCGGTAGTTTTCATTTCGGTTGGTGAAACGACAACTTCCAGCGTTTTACTTGTCGATACCGTACCATCTTTGCTGGACAAGGCAACTTCTGCCGTACCGGCGCTGACAGCCACAAGATTACCGTTGTCATCTACGACCAGAATAGACGGGTCACTGGATGTATAGTGCATTTCGAGCTTGTCCAGCTTCTTTTCCAGCTCTGCCGTTTCCGGAGTTGCACCATCAAAGGCATATTCCGGGGTAGCGACAAGGGCTGTCCCCTTTTCAATGGTATCAGGCAAATTCAGCGAAACGCCCGTGACATCGACTCCGCAACCTACAAGGCTCAATGCAAGCGTGAAAGCCGTTGCCAGAGCAAGCAGTCTTTTGATGATAGCAGTCATACTCTTTCCTTCTCCTCTCAGTATGTGAACAGCAGCATTGCCAGAACGATACCCACCGCCATGAGAACTACACCTATAACCGTGACGACATTGCACCTGTGGCGCATATCCTTAATTTCAGCGTATGTTACCATACAGTTTGTTTTCTCAGAGAAGTACGGTTCACTGGGAATACAGAAACATCTTACAACGAAACTGCCAACTTGCACGACAATGGAAATTGCAATTAGAATGAATCCGATGATGTTTGTGGTTGTCATTGTTTACCTTTCCTCCGGGGTGCGCTTGTATTTCAAAATGAGCTTCTTCGCATTGGCTTCTTTTACACCATGCAGGTCTATGTCTATCTTCGTCAGGTCTTGACGAAAAACGGCACGGATACGGTGCTGGTCTTCTTTGTCAGTGGCTGCAAGCACCTGCGCAAAAGCTATCTGATGCGTGGCGAAAAGCTGCTTTATCTGTAGTGCCAACTGCTGCTTGGGATAGCAGAACAAGTAGTCTCCGTTTATGAACATATCACGGGGATACAGAAACGCTGGGTCAAGCTTTGACGGGCGTGCATTTATGAGCGCTAACTCTGGCATATACAATGCTTTGTCGTGCATCATGTTATACATGATGTTGAATGCTTCCTCTTCTGTGCAGCTTATTGTGAATGTTCCTGTTAATTGGTATCCCATTGTTGCTTCTCCTTGTTTTCCGGATAAATTGCTTGATTTGTTTATATGCTTGGCTCATCACGATGAATCAGCATGACATTTGCCATGCTGGTGTAGTAGTATCGGTCAGCGCTCATCGTGGAATCAACCTCAAACTTTATGTTTTGCCCGTTGTCTACTACCTCATAGCTTACAAGGCGTGATGTGACCCATTGGTTGTTGTGACGGTAATAGATGTAGTTATACTCTGTCGCTGCAGATTCCGGCGAGGTTATCCGTTCATCCGTTTGCGCAGTCTCTTCCGTTTCCCTTGTAGTGAACATCTGCGCCGGGATGTATTTCATCTCGTCGATAGTCTTATCTGCCACTTCGCCGCAACCCTCGAAAGCCACTGCGATTACGACTACCGTAACCATGAATAGTGCTTTCCGTACGAAGCTCAAGAATTTCTTCAACTTGCTCACCACACTTCAAGAACCGCCAAACTAGCGGTATATTTTCCGATTCATCATACCCGTATTATACCATAAAATTGCATTTTTTACAATCTTGTCTGCTCTATGTTAATACTCTGTACATAAAAATCTATGCCTCCTCCAATGTGGGTGTTTTGGCAGAAACAAATTAGAAATTCTGTTTTGGCGCTGCGTTGATGGCGCAGTCTGGATGCGAATTGGCAAAAGAAAAAGCCGCCCACCCGAAGGCAGACGGTTTATCATTACGCTACAACCAGACGCTGTGGTGCAATTTCTTTTACAATTTCCTCTAATCTTTGGACGTATGCTTGGTATTTCAGACTTTGCTCAACAAACCCGATAATGTTTTCAGTAATCTCATCAACGAAGTCAGGACCCCAGTTGTTGAAACGCTGAAAAGCAATCCAATGATTGTTTGTCCACATTTGCTTTGTCTTTTCATGGGCAACCTGCAAAACGTAGGTATCTTTCCCATTGTAAGACGCATCATGGAACAAGGCAACACGCTTTGTATGCTGCTCGCCATCCAGTTCGATAGCAACTACCACATCTTCTTTGTTGAAGTTTGTGCATGTGCCATTTGCGTTTACTTTCTGCTTTCTTTTGCAGAAAATATAGTCAAACGGCAATCTCCTTTTGTCTTTCACCTCATCGGTGCAGGCATTTCGATAAACATAGAGTTCACCATGATTCTCACGACACCATGCGCAGAACGCCTCCAAACGCTCAAAGACAGCTTTTTCGGTTTTGTAAGTGTCCAAAGCTTTGCTGTCCTTTTTCTTCTTGTTCGAGACTTCTTTCGGCTGTTTTCTGGCTTTTGCTTTTTTCTGCTGAGGATTTCCTTTGCTAGGCTTATCTACTACCGGCTTCTTAACCTCTTCTGCCTTTGCGATGTATTCATTTACATCACGCAATTCTTCTTCCTCGATTGTAACGCGAGTTGCGTCAGAAAGCAAATCACTGTATCGGGTGCTTTGAGGTAAAGTATCTATAAAATACGCATTTTTAACCATGTAGTCAAAGGCGAACATGTCGTCTTCTGGATATTTTTTTCGCGTATTTCCTTTGAACAGGTCTTTTGCTATTGTATACATAAAGTTTCTTACGACATTGTATGGGATGAGATAATCCCCTGTTCCATAAAGTTTGATTTTATGATTGAAGTCGCTCAGCTCTTTTGCAAGATTCAGCCAAATTTTTAGGTCTTCTTTGCGATATTCTGGAGAAATAACTGTCTTGCGTCCTATCGTTTCCAAATGATAAAATGGCTTCACCTTTTCTTCAACGATGAGACGATATTTTCCTACGATTTCACGGAAAGCAGCACTGCAAACCAGAATGTCCTGACTTACAACATAACCGATTGCATACTGGTAGCCGTAGTCCTCCATCATTTCAATTTCAATACCGCTTTGTTCCTTAATCTTGTTAATAGCGTCACAATACGCTTTTTCAAGCAATTTAACTCCACACAAATCAATTCCATTTGCGCGGCATTCTGCAGAAGCCATTTCTGCTTCGTCTCGCAAATTAGCTTCTGCATTTATGTCAGTAAGAACTGCATAGACACTATCATAAACCTTCTTGTAAGAATCAAAGTCTTTGTAATTAACGTTAGAATTCATGCTCATATTCATGATACTCCTCTTTTCTTTCTCTTTTCAGTTCTCACCTCCCGGCAAAAACCAAAAAATCTTCAATGTTGTGGTCTTCCAGCTCCTCTTTTTAGAAGAACTGTTCGTGGTTCCCGTCGCTGTTGAACATCGCAGCTACTGCACCTGTGATTGAAATAGCTTTTTTATGGCTTTTCCCGCCCTTCCTTTTTCTTACCAAAAGAAAAAAGCCGTCTGATAGCTGTCAAGCTACCAAACGGCTAGATTGTTAATGGTTGTTATGTGAGATGGTATCCTTAGTACATCTCTATTGTATGCAGCTCGCACATTACGTCAACTACAGCGCCTACGGTTTGCTGCAGCTACGCTTCCTTCTTTGCTCTTGGCAGCAGCTACGCAAAAAGAAAAGACCCGCCTGTTAGCCGCAGGCAGGTCTTTCTTCGCAGTGAGCATTTAAGGTCGGCTCAGGACCCTATTCGTCTCTACCGAAGCAACGTTATCAACGCTGTTCAGTATGTTCTATTGTATGCCAGTCGCACGGGTCGTCAACTATGTTTCGCAGCTACGCAACAAAAAAGCCTCACCTTTTTAGCTTAATCTTCGAGGCCGAAGGTGAAGCCCTCCTCCTTCATGGCGACGAGGCCGCCGCACGACTGAGCTTTCCTGCCATCGATAGAAATATCCAGCGTCAGGCTGGTATCCTCGTTATCCAGCCAGTTGGGGCGCAGGTCGCTGATAAGGTTGTACAGTGCTGCGACAGCATGGACAATCAGCTTTTCCTCGCCCAGCATGTTTCCAATTACTTCGTCATCGTTCTCCACTGGAACGCTGATGGAAGCAGAGAGGCTTTCGAGCTCGTTGTCGTCATTTTCGCGGAATGCGGTAGCTTCGAATTTCAGGGTGCAAGTGTTCATTTTTGTGTTCTCCTTTGTGTGTTATGGGGTTTCTTCTTGCACTCTTAATTTTACGCAGTTCGCACATTATAGCAATATAAAATTTATTGAATAAAATCCGAGATATTTGAATTTAATTCGTGATTTTTTGAATTTTGCTTACTATATAGCTTTTATTTATTGTACAAATCTATATTTTTGTTTTTTTGATATGCTTGTTATATAGATATATCAAACCGCTTATCCTTCAGCACTAACCATTAAGGATTCTACATAATGGTCGCAAGTAATATTTCCTTGTTTTAATGCTTTTACATCTATAATCACTGCCTGTGGTAATGGTTGATTTGCTAATTTCCCATTTTCAGTATAGCCACAAAAAATCTTATATGGTGCATACCAAATAATATAATCTGCATCAATAGATTTAATTACATTTTGAAATTTTTCGTCATAATGAGCAAAGTGTATAATTGTATTTTCTACTTTTTGACCGATTTGCATATCTATATACTTTGTATAATCTTGTTCTGTGGGGAATTGTGCATATGCTGTTGATTCGTCAAATACAAAAAAGACTGTCGCATAACCTTCGTGGTTTTTCTTATATAAAGGTATTTTTTTATTATGTTCGTTTAATACCCTTGTAAAATTATTATAATACCATTCAAATCTGTGGTCTTCTTTAGTAGGTAGACCAGTTGGTTCATTTATTGTTATATATACGCTTGGATTTGCTTTATCTAAGGGAAATTTTCCAAATCGGGTAAACAAATTATATATTTCTCTTTCTTTTACAGCTTTAGGGTTTCTGAGACTGCCTTTTTTTGTTTTTCTTGTGTTGTCTTCAACCTTCATTACATCCATCATTATTTTATACTTGTCTGAATAAAAATCTGGTGGGGGTGCGTTATGTGCAGATGCATCAACCCAATCTTCCCAAAAGTTGGTGCTTTTAATTATTTGAAGTAATTGGAGTTCTCCTTCTGTTTTACATAACAGCTCTATATTTATAGCATGCATTTTGAATTTGTCGATTAGTTGCTTTTCTAATTCAATCATACTTATCACTCTCTTTCCACAAAACAATAGCCTCCCACCGCAGTCAGTGTGATACTGATTACGATAGGAGGCTTAGAACCTGTTGTGATAGTCTTATTATACCACGCTTCATGAATTATTCAAGACAAATCTTAGTACACCCCTCCTTCAGGTGGGGGTAGTTGACTTGTATGAGGCTCGCATAATCGGTCAACCGTCATATCTCATGAATCCGACCAGACCGGATTTTAAATTTCTTTTGGAAAGGTTCAACATATGCTGTCTATCTGCAAGATAGGCAGCATTTTTTGTTGTCAAAATGTGCGAATCGGGTAGAATGGAAGTGTACGATAGATAACATTCCACTTGGCAGCATTTGCTACCGTACAATTTACAATCTGTAAGCAACAAGCAGACCCACCATTTTGGCGGGCCTGTTTTTTGTACTTGGAAAGGAGAATCGCCTACGACAAACACATAAACTACAGGCTGGTGTGAATTTGCCAACAATATCTGGAAGCACATCAAGGAAATTTCCGGCGCAAAGAATTACAGCAGGGAGGAGTAACAAGAGTGAAACTTAGTGAAATCTTTACAATAACGCGCTACGACCAAAAGATGTACATCTATGTCACGAATGCCTACGACCAGAATGTTTGTCTGGGGCGTGGGACACGGTATGACATTATCTGTGATGTGGAAAACGTCGATAACATCTTGCCTCACATGCTTGATGAGGTGAATATGGTTTCGGTCACACAGGATGGCGGTATGCAGATTCTCGTCCGCGATGCAATGTATGAAAAGCCGCTTGAAGAGCAGTACGACAAAGACTATGTGGCCACGTGGAAAAGCTACGATAAAAGTACGCGACCGTTCCGGTTTAGTGCTGAACTCGAAGACATGCAACCCGTCAAATAAGAATGGATATTTGCAAAAATCGTCCATCTACCACCACAAGCTGGTGCGAATGGTTGAACCATCTTTTTAGAAAATCGAAAAAACGGCTATGACTATCAATGCGATGATGCTTGATGTGGCCTGACAAAGGGAGAAATTTTTATGAAAAAGAACACTTATAAGTTTTCCGTAGATGTAGTGTTTGCCTACAACATCTTTTCTACTGACACTCAGAAGAACCTGAATTTTACTGTGACGACGGATATTTGCCGCGACAATTTTTCCGATGCAGTCGCCGCGTTCAAAACTTATGTTAGGTATATCACGCATGATATGATTGAACTGTCCATTCCCGACTTGGTTGAGAAGCGCGTAGAAGGCATTCTGAGCATCAGCTACGAATGCGAACCGGAAGGCTATTTTGAAACGGATACCAACGCCGTATGCGTTGATTCTGAGCGTATTCATTATTCGCGGGAAACTCATCATGATACCATTTTCGAGAGCAAACGCATTGCTACCAACATCAAATGGGATACCGACGGCGAGGAAGTAGACCTTCCGAACCAGATGGTAATTCCTGATAAGGTACATGATGACGTTAACGCTATCGGTGATTATCTTTCCGATAAAACCGGTTTCTGTCATTTCGGCTTTGGCCTTGTTTATGAGGCAACTGTCAAAGTCAACCGCAAAGATACAAAGGTCATCAATGATTTGCTCTCCGGAAAAGATTTGGACTGGGATGCAGATGAAACTCATTCCATCAATATCCGGTTCCGTAACGGCACAAATGTAGACATCATGCTTTGCTGCCCTCCGGAATCCCATGCCGATGACCCTGAAAGTACCCCTTGGACGCAGGCTCGTTGGTACGACTCCGATGACAAGGAAATCTGCTGCTATTGCAACGATGACACGTTCTTCGGCGATTGGGAGATGACTGTCGAAAACGACCCGAAACTCTGTGGACCTGTATCGTATATGGTTCATGTAATTGAGGAATGAGGTGCAGAAAAATGAGTCACGCATATCTTGTGGACGTTGGCGTCGTTGTTGACAAGGACGAATATCCTGCCTGCTATTCAAATGTCTACGATAAGGCACGCGGCTATTATGATGAAGACCGGTATCTGGTTGACGACCTCGAAAAAGCAAAAAAAGAAGCTCTGCAGTATGTTGCTGACGGCGTAGATAAGACCTATGCTATTATCACTAATCAGGGTCAGCGAGACACGCTCGACTTCGATGCTGATGATTCTAGCATCTCGTATGATGTAGCAGACATCGTTTATTCTGCTGTCAAGCGAAACGGAAGAATCATTGAGTCGTTCATGGGAACCTCCAACAACTAATACTATTTGCCATCCGTACTCGTTGCGGGTGGTTTTTTTGTTGCTTTTTGCTACAAAGTGAGTATACCGAATTATAGTTGCCGTAACAATATTACCATGAATCCGGCCAGACCGGATTTTAAATTTTTGGGAAATAAAAAAATAGCCCGCACAGAATTGAATCTGTACGGGCTATTATTAGTCATGGGGATGTTCGTGGCAGGGTTCAGGAGGCATACCATGCGGGTCAGGCTCGGGGAAGCAACCATGGTCCCCGATGATTTCCGAAGTACGGATACCGTTTGCTTTCCGGCAAACCTCGATGGTCTTAGAAAGCACTTCCTTGACATCGCGCGGGTTCTTGATACGGCGGATGTCGATTTCCGGTGTCATAGCATCCGTGGAGCAGAGATGGATGCTGCCGACCCGGCACAGGCGTTCATAGAAGTTCTGCTTGAACGCGATGTCCCGGACGCGGTACAGCTGAATTTCATCCTCGCGCAGGTTAAAGCAGCCACGCTGGATGATGAGTTTGGTCTCGGTCAGGGTGTACTTCGTAAAGGACAGCGGCAGAGAAAAGATGGTGTGGCGTTTTCGGTCGGTCCAGAGAATTTTCT